CCCCAATCTCCGGATGGAAATTTTTTTAATAGTTGATTAGCAAAAACAGTTGTTGCAGTCAATATACCAACAACATTCACATTAACATTAAAAGTTGCTTGATACTCAGTTAAAGTTTCTGTTAAAGTTGCATTATTATAAAAATATAATGTATTATCATCTGCTCCAGGTGAAGCTTCCGGAATAATATAAGTATTTCCATTTACATCTTTAACTCCACCAAGAGATCCCCAATTTCCACCAGGACCATAACCTTCAAAAGTTGCTAATTCATTATTATATCTAATCTGTCCAGTTATAGCAGTGCCAACAGAATCTCTCTGAGATGTGTTGCCTACAGGGATCTGAATTGAATTTGTATTGTCAAAAATAACCTTATCAAAAAATGTTGCAATACCACTATAATAAGACCCACCAACAACAGATAATGCAGCCCCAACGGTTACATTTTTATCAACTCCAATTCCACCATCAAATTGAACAGATCCAGTATTTGAATCTCCAAGGATATTATCTGTTGTGTCACTAAATGTGGAAATTCCGCTGAAAATTGGATTAGCAGATCCGCTACCCCATGCTAAATTTCCACTTCCATCATTAGTCAATACAGATGATGTGGCACCTTGAGTGCCTGGCATATAGTAAGTTACAATTCCCGCCAGAGAATCTGGAGATGCAATTGTAATGTAACTGGTTCCGTTATCAGTCCCTTCTACAAGATTTACACCACTACCTTTAGTGGTTGTATTATTAGTCCAAAATCTTCCAGAACCTACAAGTTGATTTGTGGCAGTTGAAGATGTTAATCCAATATATAAATCATAACTATCTGTAGTAAATCCGGGTTCTCCGGACTGTAATCCAGGAAGATTTTGTAATAATCCTCTTTTTAGTTGAATTACAGCTGTCATTTACCTGTAAACCCTCATCAATAAACTATTTATCTATTAAAATGTACCCGCATCAAATTTGGAAATTTCATTGATATTTATTTCGGTATTGCAAGACTCTACAAATTGGTTTGGAAGAGTATCTTCTCCAGCAATTTCTAAAATTCCACCAGAACTTTTCAATTCAAACTTATCTGGAGTTGAACTGTAATTAATTACATTATTATCTTTGTTCACATCCAATGTTCCAAAATCCGTATCATTCAAATCTCTAGTTCTGATGGGCATTAGAATGTTCCTCCATCAAGATTTGTTAGAACACCTGCTAAATTTAATTGCTGCTCTAATTGTGTAACAAAGATATTTGGCAAATCTGTACTGGAAGCAGCAACTAACAAATCACTAGATGTTTGTAAATTGAATCTATCAGTTGATGAATTATATGCAACAAATTGATTATTCTTTGTTGCATCCAATGTGCCAAACTCAGTATCACCCATTTCTGCCAAAAGTCTTGCATCGGCAGTGGCATTAATCGATGATACTGCTACTGGTTTTTTCTTTGCAACAACTGAACCGGATTGTCCCTGTACAATTACTGGCATTTTTCTTAGGTGGTAATTCCTGCTGTAACTAAAGCCATTCCTTCAACTAATCTAGAAACCGCACCTGCTGGAGAGGTAACTCTTACATCATAATAATATCTTCCGGGATTTAAATTTGCTGTTATTCCTGAAGTCATTGCAATCGCAACTTCTCCGTTAGATCCAGAAACAACCACACTAAACGATGATGAAGAAGTTGCAGTTGGATGTTTTTTCAATAATGCCACTCCAGAGTATGAATCTAAGTTCGTAGCAGTTCCATCAGATTCTGTAGAAACAAAAGTTTCCGTAAAATCTGATCCTTGAGGAATAACAATATTAACTACTGGATTTGATGCCATCGCTCTTTTTTAACTATTTATTTTCTTGATTCAGTCCATTTTTAAGAAGCTTGGACAATTCTGCTGTGGAACCAACAAACAATGCATTGGTAACATTAGTTGGACCTTTAACCTTCGTCTCATCAATGTCTTTCAGTTTCTTCTGAAGATCCATTAATTTGTCAGTTGCATCAGAAACACTCTTGATGAGTTGACCAGCAACTTCATATGCTCTTGGCATCTCACTTTCTTGTGCCAATTCAAGAATACCATTAATTGCTTCTTGTCCCTTTTCTATAATAGAATATAAATTCCCTCTAGTATATTCATAATCTTTTCTTATATCGTCTGAAACCTGAGCAACTTTTTCAATTTTTTGCTCGATAGTATCAACTTCTCTAGAGACAATCTCTCCGGAAACGTTAAAGGTTTCATCCAGACTCTCAAATTTTTTAGTCATTTTCATTTTTCTAGATTAATGTTCCATTAAATCCAAAGTCGTCTCCCATTTCAATCAGAGCATTATCTGCTGCTGTAATTAATCCAACAGAAGTACCAAGAACATGAGTTGCTGGACTTGTTCCATCAACGTTGCGATCAACAGTCAAAGTATTTCCAGACTTAGACTTGACGTACATATTCTCATTATCAATAACGATATAAGACTCTACTGATATAGTTGAAGCATCTACAACAGTTACTTGTGTATCTGATATTGTAAGATTTTCTGCCAAGGTTGTGGCAGAATCGCCATCATAATTCTTAGTTGCTCTTGGTTCAACAGAATAAGTAACATCTCTAACTGGAGAGGAAGTAACACTTCCTGCAACATATCCAATAGTAACTTTTTTGATAATATCTTTGGAAACGTCTGCAACTGGTCCAAACAAGTATGTTTTTGCTGTAAATCTAAGAGTGTAAATTAATGCTCTTCTCGTATCAAAATTTCCTTCATAACTATCATCCATACTAATTCCTTCAAGTACAACAGGAATATCTCTCTTTTCACCAATAGCATCAACCAAATCAATTGTTAAATTGAATGCTGGTTGAAAATATGGAATGATCTGTTCAATGATTTGAAGCATGTCATCATTTAATTTTGTATAGATGCTCAGTTCAAACTGCATGTTGTATGGAACTGGCATGTATGTTTTTCTTATCTGCCTCTTATCGGAATCGAGTGCAGATAAAAATGTTTGAGTTGTTGTAACTTTTCTACTCGGATCATAATTTAAACCAGTAAATTCAAATGACATTCTTGGCAATGTAATTTGAACAGGTTTGTTTAAATCCGCAGATTGTTCTAATCTTGCTAGGAACTTTTGTGTTGGACTGTATGCTAATGGAACCTTAACTACACTCTCTCCCCCATCATCGTGAGAATGTTTAATTGCTATTCCATTAAAAAGAGTTCCGAATCCAATGATCGTCCTTCTTAGAATCTCGTGATAAAAATATTCAAACATGTTATGAAACCCTTATATACTATTTAACAAAAATACAATTGCACTATTTATGGTGTTCCAAAGGGATTTTTTTCGGTAAAATCAAGAATCGCGTCTGCAGCAGTCTCAATAGCAACATTTTCTGCAAATGTATCATACAAGTTATTTGTATTCACATTTCTTACTTTGTATGATGCAGAAGATGCTGAACCGACAATAACATCTGTAGCAACGAACTCTCCATCAATATTTGAAATTTTGAGTATGTTGGTAGTTGCATTCCAACTTCTAACTCTTGCTGTTGCACCACTGACACTACCAGTTACAACTTCATTATCAGTGTAAGTTCCAATTCCAGATAGATATGGGTTACTTATAGTTATAGTTGGTGCTTCTGTATATCCTAATCCAGCATTTGTAAGTCTAATGGATGTTACAATTCCGGCAGAGTTTATAACAGCAACTGCGGTTGCTGTTACAGTTGTTCCAATTCCAGTTGGAGCAGAAATTGTGACTGTTGGGGCAACTGCGTATCCACTTCCATAACCAGTTACTGTAATAACTCCAACAACACCATCTCCAATTAATGTAGTTCCAGCTGCTCCTGCACCACCACCGCCAACAAATGCTACTGCTGGTGCTATTGTATAACCGTAACCAGCATTTACAATTTCAACGCCCTGAACTTTGTCAGACTTAGCACCCTTACAATCAATCAATCCAGAAATAAGTGTAGCAATTCCAACTGCCGTAAGTCCACCAGAAGGTGCCGAGGAAATTGCAACTCTTGGAGAAGACGTATAATCGTTTCCTCTATTGGAAAGTGTAATGACCCTTACTCCACCATTAACAATGGCAGCAGTTGCTATTGCAGTCGATCCTACGCCCACTAAAGTGAGAGTTTGAACGTAACCTACATCATCAGTCACATTATCATCTATATCATCAACTCCAGTATCAAGAATTTCATCTTCATATCTAAAGAGTTCACACTTCAGTTGGTATACATAAGTTTTTTGTAATTGATAAAATGGTTGCTCATGCTCAACAAATTTAATTTCAAAGATTCTATCTCCAAGTGGGAAATAAATTAAATCTCCTTCTTTTGGTCGTGTTGCTAATTGAATGTTGGGAAGATCTTTAATTAATGGAGTTATATAAGTTTCATATCTTTCTTTTGAAATCGTAAGCGTCAGATCAGTAAGCGGTTGAATACCAAACTTTGATAATAGTGTTCCTTGACCCTCATATCCATCATAAGTGTCAACATATGCTTCTAATGGATATGCATTTTTAAATTCCGATTCAATGACTTCTTTTATGACAGAAGTTGTCGTTACATATTGTCTTGGAATATAATATACCTCAACTCCATACATGCGAAGTTGTTCATTGATCAAATCCTGAACCAATGATTGTTCTGTTTGTGATCCCTGAAGAAAGAATGGATTTAATGCCATATTATTATCCGATCATATCTAATGGTGGAAGTTCATAAGTATTTGACATTTTTTCCATGATGATGTCAAGCTCTCTTTGAGCATCCTCATAAAATTGTCTTCCATTCAGTTCAATACCACCAGGAAGTTTTACTCCTTGGAACTTGATTAAATTCTGTCCCCACTGACGTTTAATTAAAGATGTTAGATATTGTTTTAAGAATGAATCATTATAAACTCTTGAGTAATCATTTGGATCGAGAGTTCTATAGCAATCGATAATAATATAATTTCCAACAGACATACTCGCCCAATCAATATCCAAATATAATCTATCTTGTCGTTTATTGAAGCGAATTTGTTTTTGCGTTGTCAGTAAAAACTCCATATCTTCAAGGTAAGTTTTTACCATTGCATAAGTTAAAATTTCTGTAGATCCCCAATAATAAATGTCATTGAGGAACATTTGGTATTTTACACTAAACATATTATTTGTTATAGTGTTTGTTCCATCAAAGTGAAATATTTTGTTAACACCAATAACTGATGGAGGAACAGCAAGATAATTTCCAGATTCATCGTATGTAAACGATGTTGTGTTGCCAACAGAGTGAGTTACTGAAGTTGTAGCAATTCCAACTCCACCAGTGGTTGCTCTTCCCCTATCAATGTCGTCCTGCGTTAACTTATATTTTAAATATGTTTGATAAACGCCATCAAAGTGTCTTTCTTGGAAGAACTGTATTGCATCATCTACAAGATCTTCAATCTGTTCATCAGCAACGTTGATCTCTAAAACTGGATATCCCAGTTTTCTTTTGCAATAATCAATAAGTTCTTGTCTCGTAGATGGTTGTGCCATTATAGTTGTGCAATAACTTCTTGTTGTTTATAATAAAGTTTGACGTATGATTTGACCAAATTTCTCAAAATTTTAACATCATCTATACTATCTATATCTCTAGAAAGTTTTTCAAACTCAAAGAGTTTTCCAAGAGTTTCAAGTTCAATCTTTTCATGATCAATTTCCATTTGCCAATCTCCTTAGTAAATTTTTGATTTCTGTCAAATCATCTTTCATTTGATTCACATCATTTTCCAGAGTTTTTATCTTATCATTCTGATTATAGATCCTTTTATAATTGTCAATGTATTTTTTGTAACCTTCCTGGTCAGTATTCAGAATACCATTTGATTCTGTGTCTCTGACCAGGTTTGGGTCATCTTTAACTCTAAGGTACTTCATAAATTACAATACAGGTTTCACGGTTGCAATAGCACTTACATCATAGATGATTGGTGGAACAGCTTGATTCTTGGATGCCATCACAATCTTAACAGCAAATCCATCAAAGTCTGGAAGATCACCAACTGTATAAGTATAAGACTTATCTTCTGGTTTTGCAGACTTAAGTGGTTTCAGATCCGGAGTTCCATCATTTTTGGATGGATCAATAACCTTTTTATTGCCAATACCATCAATATAATAGTTAGAGTAACCTGGGAACAATTCAAAGTTTTGAGAAAGAGCTGGAGAATCGGATCTAAACAATCTGTAAAGAACTCTAATATCATTTTGATCAGTAAGTGCAGCAGTTACAATAACTTTTAAAGAGTTTGCAGGAATCTTAAGACTTACTGCCTTAGAGACATATATTGCATCGTGGTTATCTTCAAAAAGACTTCTGACTGAATCATCGTTTGCATATGAGATAGGATTGTCAATTCCAATTGGATTGTTGATAATATTTGAAGATCCTTGCAAACTTGTAATGTTGTTAATATCAATAAAGGGACTTACAAAATTATTGGTGGTATTCATCAGAAGATTAATAGATAGCGATCTATTTCCTGGAGCAGGAAGAGAGAATCTATCAGCATTAACCTCGGATGCAATCAGTCTAGGAGTATCAAAGAACGTTGTTGATGCAATATCAAATTCCTCAAATCCCTCATCTTCAAATGATACTTCATTTCCACCAATGCTAGTACCACTGGTAGTTCTTACTTGTCCTGTAATATTTGTACCAGTAACAACATAACCATTGAATGCTGGTTTGATTGCATCAAACTGAATGTTTCTACTTACAACTGTTCCGTACTCACCGGTTGTTTCTGTCGTTGCAAAGTACAGATTGTTTTCTCTATCAGAACCAATTCCAACACCATCGAAGTCGGTTGCACCAGTATCAACCTTAATATAATAAGTGTTACTATCAATTGGGTGAGTTGCAAGATCAACTTCAGCAAAACTATGGATTTTATTCAATCTTCTCAAAGATATTCCATTAAACTGATATCTATAAACTGGATCTCCAGTTACATAAGTTGTTGCTTGAGTACCATCTTGTGCTCTAGTGAGAGTTGTTAGGGAGTTTCCAGAAACTGCTTCATACTTAATAACTTCATCTCCAACAATTACATATCCAGGATTATTTGCCGAAACAGTAACTCCTTCAAATACATCAAATCCTGTTGCATCTACAAGTGGAAGTTCGGTTGTTTCCTCAGCAGTTACATTTACAGTCAATTCGCTATTGAGATCATTATCCATTGGTCTCAACTCAGAGATCTTAACGAAGTTGTTTGATGCGTGCATTGAGTGATTTGGTTGGATCACTCTCATGTGCAATCCATCATTATAAGAATCATTGGATATTGTGGAAACTGTACATCCAAGACCAATATGTGTACTGACACCAGCAGAATTCAAATAGTGTAATGTGGATGCTGCACCAACAGTAAACTGTCCCTGAACATCTTCGATTATGAAAGTATCTCCTTGAAGAGTAGATCCAAGAGTAGCAACTGTTATTTGACCACCAAATCCAACATTTTGTCCAAGTTCTGGAATGAGTAGAGAATCTCCAACTTCATAAGCAAATCCGCCATCAGTAATGTTAACCTGAGAAATGACATTTCCAGAAACTGTGACATTAGCAACAGCACCCTGACCAACTCCAGTATCAGTTACCAAACTAATGTTTGTAAATGTTCCATTAGTGTAACCAACACCAGCATTTGTGATAGTGGTTGATGATGTTCCCTTTGCAATAGAATCTGCAATTCCTGTAAGAGTTCCAGTCGCACCAGTGCTTGGTTGAACAATGCTAACTCCAGAAACGACGTTTGTGGCATCGTATCCAGTAGATCCAAGTCCAACAATAATTTTCTTAGACAGTGGAATTAATTTGTTTTCTGCCAATACTGTGGAGTTATTATCTCCAAGTTCCGCATTGAATAAAGTAACAGTTCCTTCTTCAACAAACTGGGCTCTGTTAATGCTAAACTTAAGATCGTCAAGTTGAGATGGAGTCCAAGTATATCCATTTTGAGATTTGAAGAGACTTCCATAAACTTCTTGAGTCAATGTTGGAACTTCAAATGTCTGAGTTGGATCAGTCAGAAGAGGTTCTCCAAGTCTTGCAATGAATACTGTATAATCTTTACTATTTGAAAGAAGAACAATTGCATATTCTGTAAATTGATTCTTGACACTAGGAGCACCAGAGTATGATAATTGAGTTGGACCATTCAAGTAAATTGGAGATGGGAATGTAAACTTAGTGCCCACAGTTCCATCAACAGAAACATTAACTTCATCTGGAGTCAATGAAACTTCCGCATATGGAAGAACAGAACTTGTCGGAGTCCCATTTTCAACGGGACGAAGTTGCATTGTGATGTTGTCTCCAGTACCAGCTGGTTTTGTCTTAAAGAAGACCTCAACAGAAGTTACAAATGCACCACTGTATTCTGCGATGTAGAATGTTTGTGCGAGAGGGTCATATGGACAACCTGCTGAAAGAGTTGGATTTAAGTTTAATGAAGCTTTAGCAGCAGGATCTCCATTCGCAGCTAAAGCTACATTATTAGCAAAAGCATCTCCGACATTTTTTACCGCTTTATTGAGTTTTGCTGGGAACTTATAGATTCCTCCAAGTTGAGTATTAACATCTTGAACCGTTGGTTGAATCGTTGTTGTATTAACTGTTATATTTTGTTGTTGAACCCAATTTTGCTTGTAAGATGGTGTAATCTTCGTATTAATCGTTGTAGTCTTAACAGTTGTTTGTGTTGTTATAGTTCCACTTGAAGTAAAGACCGCAGTTGCAATACTTTGATTTAAGTATGTTCCTCCAGGTCCAATTGTTCCCGGTGGTAAACTTTGATCTTCAACATCAGTTATGGTTACAACAGATTCTCCAACAAAGAACGATGGATTTGATGCTTTTTGGGAGTCTGGAATAAAGAAAGCACCTTGAACTGTTCCTTTATTATCAGTTACAAGTCTGATATTAGTAATTTGTGCAATAGCACCAGAAGACTCACCGACTAACAGCATATTTGGTGAAATATTACCTTCAAATGTCTTTGAAGTGTCATCTTGCAATGAATATGTGTCAACATTCAAGATTGTGGATGCTGTGCTATATGCAGATTCAATTTCCCCTAAAGTATATGGGTTAATTGTATATGATTCAAATCCATTTGGATTGTCTGCACTTTTTAATGTTGAATTGTCATTGTATGGTCCTTCTTTGTGATTTGGAATAGCAACTCTGAATGCAATATATGGTTTTCCAGCTTCTGTTGCCTTAGTCTTTACAGTCTCACCAACCTCAAAAGTTCCAGACTGCATTTGAATTTCCAACAGTTTTGGAATTACAAATGTCTGACCAACATTAATGTTTTTCCCAAGCATTTTATTGGGACCAAAGAACGCAAAGTGTTGCGTTGATGGTTTCAGTGCTTTAGCACTAAATTCAATATTTCTGCTAAGAAGATACTTAGCATCTTCATCAGTTTCTACTACCTCTTCAGATTCGGACTGTTCAATATCTATTTTTTGAGGTATTATCTTACTCTCTACAATAACATCACCACCAAGATCGTTTACTCCAAAATCGGTGGTTTCTGTTACCTCAACTCCTTGCTCAGTAGAAGTAAAGTATTTTCCTGGATCAAATATTTTAAAACTAAATTTCTTCTTCTTAACTTCATTGACAAGAGCAGTTGCCTCTAAAGGTGGTAAGAGATCACTTACATCTTCGTATTGTAATGGTTTGCTGTTCTTTTTGCCTTGATTGACGGCAAACTTAAACTGACCATTTTTCTGAAGTGTAACAGTTATCTTAGCACCTTTACTACCAATGATTGTTCCCTTTTTACCATTGCCAGAATTCACAATAGATATTAGATTAGCCTTAAAACTTGTTTCTGAACCAACTGTTGGTAATACTTTTGGTTCTTTAAGGACTACGACTTTATCTACAGTTGTAAATTTTTGATATGGTTGAGTCTTGTAAGTTTGATCTTCTGGTTTCTCGTTATTAGTTACAATTTGTTTAGTTTCAAATTTAGTCTCTCCAACAACAATCTGATCTGCTTTCGCAATAGTTGGATTGAGGGTTAAAGTTCCAAGATAGAATGAAATAAGGAATGCCGTTACGTTTTCTGTTCTTGTTGCTTTATTTTGAGTAAGATACTCTTGCTCAAGATAATCGAGAGTAACAATATTACCAGTTTTTTTGATGTTATCTCCAATGTCGGTAATGTATTCTTTATCGGCGTTGGGAGTTGTAGTTTCGTTGAAGTTGGCAATAACTTCCGATCCAAGTTCCAATGAAATGAGTGGTTGGAATACCAATGGTCTTATAGTTCCACTTGTTGGATCTTGAGATACTTGTGAAATGTTATAATCGATTAACTTATTATCTGTAAAATCATCAGCAAATAATCCAGATTTGAACATATCAAGTCCAGTTGCTGCGTCCTTAATGGTCAAAGATGATGCTTTTTTCTCCAGCATATTGAGAGTTGTAAACTCTTCAATTGTATCAATACGATCTTCAAGTAAAGAAATATCTTTCATTCGATATCTCTTATGTTTCTTAGTTCTTATAAAAATTGAAGACGTATTATAAACATATGCTGGAATTAACATTTCAGCAACATCCAATGCACTTGCTTTTACCGGAGGTGCTTTTGGAAAATCTGCTGGAACTCCTTT